GTTTGCCCATCTGCGGGCCGTGCATCCGACGCCCGGCGCGGTGGGTGTGGCGGCGATGGCGGCGCGGCTCGGGCAGTTTGCAACGTGCCCCGATCGGGAGGAGCGGGCGCGGTTTGTTCCGCTGTGGTCGCCGGTGGCCTACCACGCGGGCACAACCCGGGCCTCTCGCAACGTGCGGGCTGTGTACTGGCTTGTGTTGGATTACGATGACGGCACAAGCGTAGAGGCCGCGCGTGCAACGTGGGCGCGGTGGGTGCACATCGGGCACACCACATTTAGCCACATGACAGGGCGACCGCCGACAAAGGCGCACCCACAAGGCAGGCCACCGGCGCCGGCGCTGCGGGTCGTTCTTCCGCTGCGGTCGCCGGTCGCCGCGGAGGTGTGGCCCGATGTGATGCGGTCGATTTTGGGCGACGTGGGACGGGACGCAGACCCGAAATGCATCGATCCGGCCCGGATGTTCTACGCTCCGGTGGTCCGCCCAGGTGGAGAGGTCGAGCACTGGACACACACACCCGCGGGCGGTGTCGATGGGCCATGGATCTGTCTGGCCGCACGGGTCAAGGCCGCACGGGCAGAACGGGCCGCACGGGTGGAGCTGGCCGAGAAACGCAGACGACAAGCGCAAGCGCGAGCCCGGGACACCACACGATCGATCTCAGAGCAAGCGGCGGAAGTGCGCCGGAGGCTTCTGGAGAGCCCGGAGGCGCGCGAGCGGGTTGGCGATGCTCTCGGGGGCGTGCGGGTCGATCGGCAGAGTGGCGCCATCATTCGCGGGGTAGTCTGCCCGGCGTGTGGGCGGCCGTCGGTGTGGTGGGTGATTGATCCGGCCTCGCTACGGCGCGCGCGGTGCAATCATGCGAATTCGTGCGGATGGACCGCGCACCTCTGGGAGCTGTCGGCGGCTCTCGGGTTCAAAACGGAGACACGATGAATACGGAAACACAACAGGCTCTTAGCGACTTGCTTGGCGTGCGGGTCGAGGGCGCGAGCACTGCGGAGGCCGTGCGGGCAGAAATGGCGGCGCTCGCCGATCAGCTCGACACGATGGACCGGGCCGCGCGTGCGGGGGCGGTGGCTGCTCTGATGGAGGGCGATGCTCTCCAGCGGTGCGCAGTGCTCGCCAGGGTGGACCCGGGCGGGTGGTCCGCGGCTTGTGTGCGGCTGTCGGCCGTGCATGGGATGGGGGGGCACATCCAGCGCCTACAGACGCTGGTTAAGGGCGCGATCCGGGGTCTGTCGGTCGCGACCGATGCCCCAGGCGATCAGCAGAGCGGACCGGCGCCCGAGGGCATCGGGTGGGCTCCGCCCGGGTGGCGATGCCCTCCGGCGTGGTCGGTCAATCCGCGCGGGGTGTGGGGACCTGATCCGAGTGGCGACGGAGAAATTCAAGTCTCGCGGGTTCCTTTGCTGCCCGTCGGGCGGTTGCTCGACATCGACACCGGAGATCACCACATCCGGCTGAGCTGGCCCGGGTGGACCGGTGCCACGTATGCACGGGTGGTGCGGCAGTCTGTGACCGTCGACGCGCGCACCCTCACCGCTACGCTCGGCGACCGAGGCGCGGGTGTGACCTCGGGCAACGCGGGGCTCATGGTCCGGTTTCTCAACCTCGCCACGTCGCACAATGCCCGGGCGCTTCCGGTCGAGCGGGTGGCCTCCCGGTGTGGGTGGGTGCATTCCGGGACGGCCCAGGGGTTTCTGCGCGGGCGAGCGTGGCACGGTAGCCCGGAGACCGTTGCGCTACAGGTCGAGCCCGGCGGAGGCGAGGAGCAGATCCTCGCCGCCGTGAGCACCGGAGGAACGTGGCGCGGGTGGCTGGAGACCGTCGCCGGCGCTGCGGATTGTCCGGATGTGCATCTGTCGGTCTATGCCTCTGTGGCGTCCGTGCTCGTGTCCAGGCTCGGCACCGCGCGCGGGTGGGTGGTCGACTGGAGCGGCGAGACCTCGCAGGGCAAAACGACGGCGCTACGGGTCGGCGCGTCGGTGTGGGGCGCTCCGGTGGATGGGGCGATGTTGCAGAGTTGGCGCGCAACCCCGGTGCAGATCGAGGCGGCCGCGGCGCTGTTCCGGAATCTGCCGATCATCCTTGACGACACCAAAAACGCGCGCCGCGGCGAGGATGTCGCGGCCATCGTGTACCAACACAGTCAGGGACGCGGGAAGGGACGCGGGAAGCCGGGCGTCGGCTCTCAAGCGGTGGGAATGCGCCGCACGGCGGAATGGTCGTCAGTGATGCTCTCGACTGGCGAACAGTCCGCGGTGTCATTTACGCAGGACGCCGGAAGCCGCGCGCGGTGTCTGTGTCTTGTTGGGCCTCCGTTGCGGTCAGACACACAGGCCCGCGCGCTCACGGTCGGGCTCCTCGACCACTACGGGCACCTCGGGGTCCGGGTCGCCGACTACCTCGCCGGGCAATCGGATGACTGGTGGGCGGTTCTGGCGGTCCGCTACGCAAAGCGGGTGGCGGCGTGGTCTGCCCGTCTCAGCGATGCGGGCGCGGTAGCCCAGCGGCTCGGGGGGCTTCTCGCTTTGCTCACAGTGGCGCAAGAGGTAGCAGAGGCCGCAGGCTACCCGGTGCCTCCCCCAGGGGTCGATCCGATTGACCGCGCGGCAAAGGCCGTACGGGTCGGAAGCGAGGACGCGGATCGACCTCTGGCGGCGCTGCGGGCCGTATACGAGCATTGTGCCGCGAGGGGTACCCAGTGCTGGGGGCGGCATGTCGAGGACCGGGACGGGTGCCCCCGGGAGCCTACAGGGGGATGGCTGGGCGCGTGGCCGAAGCCCGAGGCCCGCAGAGGTGCCGGGTGGGCTCTCGCGGTGATTCCATCGGTGATTGATCGGGTGCTCACAGAGGGCGGATTCGATCGCGGGGTGGTCGAGCGGTGGAGAGAGCGCGGATGGATCGCCCGTCAATCCAGCTCGTACCGGGTGCGGGTTCGGGTCGATACCGCCCGGGTGCGGTGTATTGGCTTCACCGTCACGGCGTTTTCGGCTCTTGGATTGACTGGGCCAGAGGCGGACTGGTGATCGGCCCGTGTCCCACCTTGTCCTACCCTTGTCCCACCCAAAAGCCCGGCGAGAATACCCATGGATAGGATGTGTCCCACTTGTCCCACCCTCTGGGAGATAGGGTATTCTACACGGACAAAGATTTTTGGAGAAACAAAAAAAGTTTCCCAGACACATGTCACTAGTCCGCCCAGGGTGGGACAGGTGGGACACGTTCATCAGCACGGCGTTTTCGCCGGGCCTCACGGTGGGACATTGTGGGACACAGGTGGGACAAGTGCGGGACGGATGACCAAAAGAGGCGATACAGGCAACAAAGCGGCGGGAGTCGCACACGGAGGACGGATGGAAGCGATCGAATTGTTTGCAGGGGCGGGAGGCGCGGCGCTCGGGCTGGAGGCCGCGGGCATCGGCCACCGGGCGCTATGTGAGTGGGCTCGGCACGCTTGCCGCACGCTCCGCGCTGCGGGGCTCGGGCCGGTGGTCGAGGGGGACGTGCGAGACCTTGACGGGATCGAGGCCGTGAGCGGTCCCGGGCCGGTCGATGTGCTGTGGTCGTCGTTTCCGTGTCAGGCGTGGTCGGTGGCTGGTCAGCGCAAAGGGGCAACGGATGAGCGCAACGGGTGGCCGTGGACAGTAGACGCGATCGACCGGTTCCGCCCGCGCTGGTTCCTTGCCGAGAATGTTCGCGGCTTGCTCGCTCACAGCACGGAGGGCCACCCGGATCCGTTCCAGTGCCCCAGGTGCTACTTCGAGGTTGTGATCTTGGCCCAGCTCCGCGCGCGGTTCGAGCACGTCGGGTACTGGATGCTCAATGCGGCCGACTACGGGGTGCCGCAGCATCGGCGGCGGGTCATCATCTGGGCAGGCCCGGCACCGCTCCAGGCTCCGAGGGCAACGCATGGCGACCCGGGCAAGGCGAGGCAGGGCGACCTCTTCGGGCCGGGTGTGTTGCCTTGGGTGTCGATGGGCGAGGCGCTGGGGATCAGGACTGCGAAACGAGACAACAACGACCCCGGGCCGGTTGCAACGCGTCGAGAGATCGAGCTGACAGGGGATCCGGCTCCGTGTGTCCCGGCGGCGTATGACCCAAGGCTCGGCGGGCAAGCTTACGTGATCTGCGCGACCACGGGAAGCCACGAGAAAGGGCGGCCGGTGCTCCCGGTTGTCGGGCCGTCGCCCCCGGTACGGGCGAACATGGGCAAGGACAAACGCGCTTGGATGATGTCAGGGACGCCGTTCCTTGATGGTCCCGAGCGTCGGCGGCTCACGGTCGCAGAGGCGGCGCGGCTTCAGGACTTCCCCGATGGGCACCCGTGGCAAGGACCGCAGACGGCACAGTACCGGCAGGTCGGCAACGCGGTACCACCCCGTCTCGCGGAGGTTGTCGGGCGTGCGGTGGTCGAGGCTGATAGAATGCTGGACACGGAGCGACCATGACCCAGAATTACACGCTGGACGAAAGACAGATCCGCGCGGCCCGCATGGAGGCTGAAGGCGTGGTCATGCGCGAGATAGCCGAAGAGGTCGGCGTCACACGGAAGACCGTCTACCGATGGCGCGAGATTCCCGCGTATTCCGCGCTTGTGTCAGGACTCCTCGCCGACACCCAACGCGCCGCCCGGGCTACGCTACGAGCTGGAGCAAAGGCCGCAGCCGCGCGCGTTCTGGCCCTGGTCGAGAGCGAGGACGAACGGATCGCGCTGTCGGCGGCTCAGACGTTGCTCGACCGCACCGGGCACCCGAAATCCGAGCGGGTCGAGGTCTCGGCAGAGGTCGAGGCATCGGCCCGGGTCAGTGTCGATCCGTCGGAGGCTCTCGCCGCGTTGCTCGCCGGGGGTGGGCAGTGACCATCGACCCGGACCGCTTGACCGCTCTCGTCTGGCGGGCTCTCCTCGCCGCTGTCGTGGGGTGGGTACTCTCCGCGGGTGTCGTGGGGTGGGTGGCCTACCGCACCGGCTACAGCGCGGGCCTGGAGGCGGGGGCGGGCCTCGTGTGGTCGTGACTGCTCTCCGGCTCGTGCCCCGGGTCGAGGCGCCTCCGGTCCCCGCAGCATGGGCGTCCTACTACGACCGCCTCCGGTGGGCGCTGTACATTACGCGGAACGGATGCAACGTGAGCCCGGAGATCGCCGCAGCATGTCTGCGGCTCGTGGCCCACGAGGTCGAGGAGCGACGGACGCACCGCGGGCATCCTCTCCGGTGGGTGGAGCTGTGGCGGCCGGAGTGCCGGGTCTGCACCGATCCGACATGGCCCCGGGCCGAAGACGGGCGGCTCTTGAATCCAGGCGGGAAGCCATGCGGCCGCACCGGGCCACACGATGACGCGCCGCACCATGGGGTGGCGATGCAGCACATCGATGGGGACCTCCACCGGTGCCCGGCGTGTGGGGTCGAGGAGGAGCGCACGAGCCAGCGCGAGATGATCCGGCGGTTTCTGGAGAGCGAGGCGCTGTATTTCGTGGCCCTCGGGGGCAACCGGTCGAGTAAGAGCTGGTCGGGCTCCGTGTGCGGTGTGATGACGGCGATGGGGGCGGCCCATCCCGATGTGGTCGAGCTGCTCCGCCGCAACGGCCTCAAGCCGGGACGGCTACCGAAGGCCCCCTCGCTCGTGCTCGCCGGCTCGATCACGAACGACGACAGCCGGGACTACCTGCGCCCGATCTATGACAGCCTGCTCCCTGACGATTGGCAATGGTCGGCACGGTTCGCGGCACAGACGGCGAGCACATGGCAACCCGAATCGGGGGCGGGCCTGCCGGGCTCCGTGTTGTTCAAGACCACGAGCGGCGCGGATGCAAGTAAGCGCTGGCAGGGCACATCGACGCCCCTGGTACACAACGACGAGGACCACGGCGACGTAGAGGTATTGCGCGAGCAAGCGCGGGCCGTAGCCGACCAGGGGGGCCGATGGCTGGGGACATTCACCCCGACCCGGGGCAAGAGCCCGCTGGTGGTCGATGTGCTTTTCAGGGACCCTCCCCGGGCCGCGGGCGAGGTCGAGGTCTACCGGCTTGACCCGGTCGACAACCCGATGATCGACGGGGACGCGATGGGGCGGTGGTTGGCCTCGATGACCGCCCGAGAGCGAGAGGTCAGGAGATACGCGCGGTTCGTCCAGCTCGATGGGCTCGTACATCCGACATGGGATCCGGCCGTGCATGTCGTCGCCGCGCTCGCCCCGGAAGAGATGGCAGACTGGCCACGCGTCGACGGCCTCGACTACGGCTACCGCGCGCCGCTCGCGTACATTTGGGGCGCGGTCGACCCTCGGGGGGTGCTCCACATCACCCGCGTGAGGTACGAGGCACAGATCACCACGGACGCCCACATTTACGCCGTACACCGTGCGGAGGCGTGCGGGGACTGTTGGCCCGGGCCGGAGGACTGGCCTGCGGATCGTTGGTGGGATCGGCGCTTCTGCCTCTCCGAGGGTTGCGCCACATGCGACGGCACCGGCCGCGCGTTGCCCGAGCCCTACGCCCGCGCCGCCGACCCGGCAGACGCCGACGCCCGCGCCCGATGGGCAGAGCTTGGGCTGCCGACGGTCGCCGCCACAAAGGCACGCCGGGAGGGCTTCGCCGCGCTTGACCGTTTGCTTGAGGTCCGGGACGGGTCGCCGGGCATCGTGATCCACGACCACCCGAGCACCGCGCCCCTACGCAAAGAGATCGAAGAGCTGGCATGGAAAGACCATCGCGCGGGCGACCGGTCCCAGCTCACGGTGCACCGCGAGACGGAGGTCACGGGGGCGGATCACGCATGGGACGCGCTCCGGTACCTCGTGATGGAGGCCCGGCGCCTCCGAATGCTTGAGGTTTTCTCGGTCGATCTGTGATCTTGCGGTTGCACGTTTTGTGGAATCCACTAAGAGAAGAGGGCGAGGCGGGGACGCCGCGCACACAACACGGAGAAACGACATGACTACCGAAACAACCAGCACCACAATCGACCGCAAAATCAACACCGGGCGCCTTTGCCGTTTTGGCTACACGCCCGGGTGCGACCTCTACCGCGCCTCGATTGTGATCAATTACGGCGCTCGATACTGGCGAGAAGGTGACGGGTGCTGGCGACGGATCGAAGGCTGCAAAATGTTTGCTCTACGCGGCGACGTGCTCGCCATCGCTGAAGAAATGCACGTCGCTCACGTCGGCGCTTGATCACAACCTCAGCCGCCCCCAGAAAGGGCACCCACGGAGAGACCATGTACCTTTGCATCGATGACAGCTACGACCCGAACACATCCACGTACGGCGGCCTGGAGGATTTCCGCGCCATGTGCCTTGCCTGTTTCGGCGAGGCTCCCGAGCTGCGGGAGACGCCCGAGGGCTACACCGACGAGACCGGGCGGCTGGTCCTTCAGGTGATCCCGGTCTGATTATTTCCACAAAATGTGGAGAAAGTAGTGGCCGGGTACCCGGTGCCGTTGTACTGTATTTGTGTCGCCGGGGACGGCGGCGCTCACAACCCACGGAGAAACAAAATGACCGCAGCAACCGCAACCGCCCGCCCCGCTCGCTACTTCGCAGTCACCGGCGGTCATGTTCACACAGAAGGGTGCGGGCATGCATCCGCGCAACGCATCGGATCGCGCAAGACCGTCGCGCAGCACCTTGTGGAACTTGACGGCAAGACGCACGCAGAGGTCGCCGCTATCGTCGGAGATTGCTGGTGCGCGCACTGTTTCTATAACGCTCCCCGGAAGTGCCAGGGCGTCAAGCTCACCGCCTCCGATATGTACACGCTCAGCGGCAAGAAAGCCGCAGCCGCGCAACGCGCCGCAGAGCGCGCCGCAAAGCGCGCCGCCCGCCGCGCGGCTGAAAGTGACGAGCTGCTCACGGCGCTGAAAGTCGCGTTTGAGGCGGCAAAGGCCATTGCAGACCACGACACTGCCGGTGTGCTCTACGGTCAAATCTGCAACCGTCGCGCCGTGCTCGCCGCGTAGCCCACCCCACCGACCCGAGCCCCGCCCCGCGCGGGGCTCTCGCATTCTTGGGACATGAGCGGGGGCGCGTGATACCGTCAGAACATGAGCCCGACGCATACCCGTTCCGAATCGCTCCCGGTCCGCATCTTGCGGGCCTTGTCCGTGGTCACGGTCGATCCGCCGCGAGAGCAGACGCAATTCGTCGCCGGGTCTGACTTCGCCTCTGCGGAGGCCGTGCACACCGCGTATGACCCTCGCCGGGCCGCATCGGCGCTGGTGGCCAACCCGTGGTATTGGCGGGCCGTGGGCATCCGTGCGGCCTCGCTCGCCGCGCTTCCGCTGCAGGTCCAGCGCGAGACCGCGGACGGGTGGGAGGCGGTCGAGGGGCATCCGCTCGCCGGTCTGCTCTCCAGGCCCAACACCGCACAGACCGATCGACAATTTCGCGTCCAGCTCGTGACCGACCTCCTCCCCGGGGGGAACGCTTACATCCTCCCGATCGGCGTCGGCACCGCGGGCACCGCTCCGGCCGCTCTCCTGCTCATGGAACCCGCCCGGGTGACCATCACACCAGGGCAGGACGGCGCGCCGCTCGCCTACGTCTACGACACACAAGGCGCGGTCAAGAGCTACCCGGCGGAGGTCGTGGGGCACATTCAAACGTCCAGCGCGGGCGGAGGTCTTCAGCGCCTCTACGGTACCGGCGAGGTACAGCCGATGGATCGGGACCTCGCCGCAGACGTGGCCATGGCGGCACAGATGGCGCGCAAGTCGAGCCGCGGTCGGCCCGATGCGGCCTACGTGCCCCGGGATCCTAAGGCGACATGGGGCCGCCCCCAGGTGCGCGACATGCAAACGCAGATCGATCGCATCCTCACAGAGCAAACAGGCGGAGTGGCGGTCATGTCCGGCGCGGGCCAATTCGAGGCTCTGGATTGGACGATCGGAGACCTCGGGGGCATGGCCTCCCGGGAGTGGGCGCGCTCTGTCGTGGTCGCTGTGACCGGTGTTCCGCCCACCCTCCTCGGGCTCCAGAGTGCCAACTACGCCACGGCCGAAATGGAACGGCGGTCATACATCGCCGACACCCTGACGCCGTTGGCCGCGCTCCTCGATGACGCACTGACGGACATGGCCCGGGCTCTCGGGTTCGCCGACATCCGGATCCGTCATGTGCTCCCCGAGATGGAGGACGGCCGGACCGACCGCCTGCAACGGGTCGCGCTCCACATCGCACACGGCATGAGCCCGGCCGATGCCTACCGGTTCGAGAAGTTCGATGACGCGCCCGATCTTGCCGAGTTCGGAGTTGACCCGGAGACACCTGGGGCACCCGAAGAGCCGATCGAAGAGGCCGCGCCCGAGCTCGACGACGAGACCCGGGCCGACATCCAGGCACAAGCCAGCGCACTCGCGGAAATGCTCACAGACGACGACCCCGACGACGAAGACGACGTGAGGACAGAGGTGGGCGCCTTGCTCGACCTCCTCGGGCCGCTCCTGTCGGGCAGTCGATGACCGCGGTCTTGCCCTACGACCTCGTGACGCTCTCCGAGGGGGGCACGATCCCGGGCCGATACGATGACATCGACCTGACCGCCACGCGCCAGATGGGACGCGCCGCGGCCCGGGGCAAAGAGCTGCGGCAGAAGCACCGGCGAGGGGGCACCCGCAAAGGGCTGGCGATGGCCAACCGGATCCTCTCCGGCGACCGCGTCCACCCCGATAACGTGCGGGACATGTTCGCCTTCTTCTCGCGCTTTGCCGAGGAGGCCCAGCGGCAGCGCGGAACGGAGCGATGGGACACGACATCAGACAAGATCGGGCCGCTCCGCATCGCGTGGGATTTGTGGGGCGGCGACGGCGGTCGGGCGTGGTCGAGGCGCAAACGGGATCAGCTCGACCGGGCAGACCGCGAAGAGACCCGCCGCACCCACGAGGCCGTGGGACCCGTCCTGCGGGCCGTGGACATCCAGGCCACCCTACCCCGCCCCGAATACTGGCGGCGATGGCTGGACGCCGTACAGCGCCCCACAGAGCGACAGATCCGCGCGGAGTGGCGGCGAGGCCGGGGCGGCATCTTCCCGGATCAGGCCGCACGCTACAACGACCGGATCGGGCGCGTGCTCAAGGGCACCCGATCGATCCGTCGCAACGTCACCGACGAGGAGCTGCGCGCGATCCTGATGGATGACGTGGAGCTGGCCCTATTGCGGGAGCAATTCGACCCGGAGACGGTAGAGCGAGGCGTCCGGCGGGCGTATGCGCTCGTGGCCCGGCGCCTCATGGATTCTCTCGCATTCGATCCGACGCTCGACCCGTCACGGCAGGTCATCGCGCAGATGATCACCCAGGTCCAGCAGGCCACAAAGGATCGGGTTGCCAAGCTCGTGCGGGCCAGTCTCGCCGAAGGCGCGAGCATCGGCGACCTCCAGCGCGCACTCCAGCGGGATCACGCCTTCTCTCCGGCGCGCTCGCTCACAATCGCCCGCACGGAAACGGCCCGCACGGTCTCCGAGGGGCAAGAGATGGCATTCGATCAGGCAGCCGATCTCGGGGTCGTGTTCTTGCGGGAGTGGGTCAGCAGTCGAGACAACGCGGTGCGAAAAACCCACGAGGCGCTCGATGGCGTGAAAATGCAGCCCGGCGAGCCTTTCGACACCGATACGGGCGCGTCAGGACTCGGGCCGGGTCAATTCAACGTGCCCAGCGAAGACATAAACTGCCGGTGTGTAGTGCGCCCGGTCGACATCCAGGGATGAGCAAATGAGCAACGGACACAGCCCGATCTACATCACGACCACCCCGGCCGATGTCGTGCGACGTTGGATAGGCGAGGCCACCCGCGCCGGCTACGGGCTCGACCTCGTGCAACGTATGGCGGAGGGCATCGGGGGCACAACCGGCGACGTGCACGCCATCGCGCAAGCCTCCGCGCCGCATCTCGATCAGCTCCTCGACGGCGAGATCGTGCAACGTCTCGCGGGCTCCGTGGGTGCCTCGCCTCTCGCGCTGTCCTATCGGACCGTCCTACGCTACGACCTCGCCGGGATGCAGGAGGAGGAGGACGAGGAGGAGCGCGCGGGCATGGACGACGACGAAAAGAAGCGCCCGGGCTACCGTTTCGTGATGTCCGATGCCGAGCCCGATCGGGCCGACGACATCGTAGAGCAGACGTGGAGCCTCTCCGAATTCAAGCAGAACCCCGTCGCCCCGTACAACCACGACTACAGCGCGCCCCCGATCGGTCGATGGGAAAACGTGCGGGCATCGGGCGGACCGCTCCGCGGGACGTTGATCCCCGCTCCGGTCGAGAGCTACCCGCTGTCGTTGACGGTGGCCGCGCTCCTTGAGCAACGGGTTTTGCGTACCGTGTCGGTCGGATTCCGCCCGGCCGCGGTCATCGCCCGATCCTCTCTGCCCGAGGAAGACACCCGCTACTCGCCGCGCGGCGCTGTCTACGTCCGCCCGCGGCTCATGGAGGCATCCGTCACCCCGATGCCCATGAACCCCCGGGCCGCTCTCGCGCGGTCCATCCAAGCCGCCCCCGAGGCCGTCGCACGGTCGATCAACCTCCAGGCTATGCCATGGGGAGAGGCCGCGGCCGATCCTGATCTTGGCGGATTCCCCTGGTCTTGACATACTCACCCGCTCATGTTCCGTGATAGAACATGAGCACCGCCCATGCTGGGCACACCACCACAACCGGAGCACCACCATGCCCCAGACTCAAGCCGAGTGGACCGCCTTTGCGGCCTCCACCGCCACAAAGGCCCAGCAGCTCGCCGAAAAGGTCGAGAAGGGCGAACGCAACACAGCCGAACAGAGCGAGCAGATCGCACGGATGGCCGATGACCTCCGCACCGTCCGCCAAGAGCTGGCAGAGGCGAAGGCCGCGGCGCATGACCCGATGGCCACGATCGGCGGCACCGACAAGGATCTGTGCCAGCGGTTCATCGATACCGACGGCAAGGTCTTCCTCAAGGGCCACGACAGCGACAATCCCGCGCTCTTCCGCTCCGACAGCAACGGTCTCCTGGCCACCCAGCCGATCAACGATGCCCACCGGAACCTGATCGAGGCTACCGAGGCTTTGTATGTGGTCGCCGTCGCCCGCCACGGTCGCGATGCCTTCGACCACCGCGGCCAGGGCTACCGGGCCGACGTCGTCCGCAAAGAGACGAAGGCGTGGAATCGCGTTCAACGCGCATGGAGCCGCATGCCCGCCCCCATCCGCCGGGCATGGGACGATCAGAACGGCAGCGGCGGCGAATTCATCCCCACGCCGCTCCTCGCCTCGCCTATGTGGCAGGTCCAAGAGTACGACCCTGACGGATTTCTCGGTCTCTTCGATAGCCTGACCATCGGATCCGAATCGGTCGAGCTTCCGGTGGGCACCGCCTACCCAGTGCCGTACAAGGGCGGCGGCGCAAGCGGCGACAACCCCGCGGCTCTCGCCAAATCGAGCGTGGGCACCAACAAGCTGACCTTGACCGCCTCGCCGATGTACACCATGGTCCTGATCCACGAGGACGCCAGCGCCGATAGCATCGTGG